TAACCGGTTTTTTAACCGGTTTTTTAACTGGTTTTTTAACTGGTTTTTTTTCACAGGAGCAAGATGTTTTATTTAATTTATAATTGTCGCGACATTTTGGTTTAACCATTATATAATATAATAAGAATTAAATTATTTACTATAATAAATTATAAAAGGAAACAATTTTATGAATAACATATATATATATGGAAAATACATTACCTGAAACGCAACCTAAATCATTTGTAGATTCTGCCAGAAATGTTTTACAACAAGCAAAAAATAAAATTACCTCCAAGATATCTTCTACACCAGAACTGCCAGAAAGTATAAATTTAAATAATGATATTACTGCTGATATGAATAGTTATAGTACAGAAACCCCAAAAACCGAGGGTGTCAATTTCAAAAAAATAGCGATGTTTACCGGGATAATTATTATATTAGCAATATTAGGATTGAATATATTCAATTATTTAGGAAATATTACCGATACCTTTTCAAAAATGTTTAAATCAATATTAACATTTTTTGGTTTTGCTGTGGAAAAAGATATTAAACAAATCGTCGATGTAAGTACTATCGGTACCAAAGGTGTGATAGATGGAACGACCGATACCATCAAGAGTGGCTTAAATAAATTAGAGAATACCTTAAACAAAAAGAAAACTAGAAATAAAATAGATAAAAAAATATCAAAGAAAAAAAACGATGAAGTAGATAGCGATGACCTAGACAGCGACTATGAAGACAGCGAAAATAAAAATAACAATAAACAAACAACAACAGCACCTGAACCAGATGAAGCCGGTAGCTCTACACAGCGTAAATCATCCAAGCCAAGTTATTGTTATATAGGAGAAGATAGAGGTGTACGTGCCTGCACTAGTGTAGAACATGACACAGAATGTATGTCAGGAGAGATATTTCCAACGATGGAACTTTGTATCAATCCAAACTTAAGGGCATAAAATTAACAATTAAGTATATTTCTTAAAAATTTCCCCTGGTATTAACGTTGATTTTAAACCATCCAACTTTTTATAGCACTTATTAATTGTAACCTCACTAATATTGCTAACATCGTGAACAAGATTTTTACTAATATTTAAATTACATATTTGCGAGACAAAATACACGATACCAGCTGCGATAGAATGTGGTGTATTTTCAGGAATGAGATGATTAGATTCGATACGATATGCTATAAATTTACATAGTTTAGTTAATTCTTGATTAATATTTAAACGGCTACAATAGCGATCGATGAAAGATATTGGGGTTGTATTGCATAGTGTAGTTTTTTCTTCATTTGATAGATTGTGTTCCATGCTATTGATAATATTAATGGCATTTTTACATCCTTTAGTAGCACTGGTATTATCTAAATGAAATATAGTAGCAATTTCTTTAGGCGTTCTTGGATTATGATTAACACGGGATGATACATATAAGGATGCGGCAATAATGCCGTCTCGATTTAATCCACGGAATGTTTTTGCTTCCGAAATTTTTTTATGATATCGCATTGCATCATCAATAATATATTTAGATATACCGGCATGTTGTGCACGAATAGTAATTTTTTGGAATTCATCATACTGCGCCTTTTCTTTATATGGCATAGCTTGCCAGTCAGTATATCTTTTGATTTTACGCATTTCATAGGAGGCTCCATAAGGGCAGATAATACGGCAACCAAATGAAGATTCTTGTAGTAAAGGATTGGTGGGCATACCACATCTGGTGGGGTCATTTGATTTGTTATCGTCAACGCCATAATATCTCCATTCTGCACCTAAATCTAATATATTTTTATAAATAACACCACATTTATTGTTTGTGCAGGTCATATAACCATCTTCAGAAATAGCTAACCTATGGTTGCAACATTCACATATTTCGGTTTTAGAAGTTTCGTTGGAGCAATAAACACATTCTAGGGTTTTTTTTTCCGATATGTTATCAAATTTATCCCATAATTCCTTTTTGCTATATTTTTTTTTATTTTTTTTTGTATTTTGTTTGGAATTATTCATTGTGAAATAAAAGTATATATTATTTATTTTTATTTCAATTTTATAATATATATTTAAAATAAATGGGGATAGGAACTTCAAAAGAACCACGTAAGACATTAACACAAACGATAGATTATATAGCCACAAATTATATATTAACACAAAGTTTTAATGATTTAACAAAATTATCTGATGAAAAGTATTGTAATGATTTAATAATTTTAACCTCAAAAGTTATTTCAGAAAAACTAACAGCTAAAGATATAAAACATTTAATAAAAAAACAAGACGGACAAGAAGGAGATCGTATTATGGGCAAGGATAAACTGGCCTTTTTAAATAAAAAGACACTTCATAAATTAGACATTAAAACAATTAAGAAAAAGGAATATATGTGTATTGGTATAGCCAGATTTTATGTGAGAGTGGCAAATTTATTTTCGGCAATAGCGACAACGATAAACGCAGAATATACATATAAAAACAATGGAGAAAAGGTAGTAAAACCATTATTAGAAAAATCAATTCCAGTACGAAGGCAAATACCAGAACCAATACCAAAAAGTAGAGATGCTAACGTCTTACATGAAAGAGAAGAGCTTAAACCTAATGAATTAGAAAAATCAGCTGAATTAGATGAATTAAAGAAATTAGAAAAATTAGCTGAATTAGATGAATTAGATGAATTAAAGAAATTAGAAAAATTAGCTGAATTAGAAAAATTATCTAAATCAGCGGAATTAAAAAATTTGGAAAATAATATCACCGGTGGTGCACCAGGTGATAGTCTAACCAGTATTGATACAGAAAGTTTAATAACATCAAAACCCGTCGGAAATCGAAATACGAGTAATAATATTTGCGACGCACGTTTGAATGCATTAAAAAAATATTCTGATTGGAATAAAGAGAAAGATGAAACAGCTACTTTAAAATTAAAAATATGTGATATGAATAATAGAGCTGTGTTAGTACCAGGTAAAGATGATTCAAGTGGTGTTAAAAGCTTAAAAGATGAACCGGGTATAAAAGAGTTAGATCTTTTATATAATGATGAATATGATTTTGATGAAAAGAAAGGGTTTTATAAAATGAGCGATAAAATGAAGGATGTTAAACGCCGAGACTTAGAAAAATTTTATAAAGTTTTTTCGGGTAATAGTGAATTACCAGAAGGAGGAATAAAAAATTTTAAAGATATACCCTTAAAAGACTACAAATCTGATGGAAATTGTTCGGCTACAGATAGCGAGAAAGCATATTATACCCAAACATATCAAGGTACAATGCAATATAATAATTTATTTTATAAATATGCAAACCATATACGTGCTATGATGAAGCATGCACAGACTAATCGAGATAAACTCAAAGATATATTAGATAAAGTATTTGTTACGACAGAAAGTGAAACAGAGCCAACCAAAAGTTTTATAATTACCATAAACCCTAGTTTAACGGACGACAACTTGACAGATATTGTTAATAAAGCCCGAAATATTATTGTAAATCTTTATCTTACCTGTGAAGAGGATTTTACAGAAGGGGTTAAGATTTTTGAAAGTATCGCCGAAGATATTAATGCCACCACGTTAGATAATACTCATCGCGAGAAATCTGAAGAGCAAACAGAAAATTATAACAAAATAAAAAAGATAGTAGTTAAATTAAATGGTCAGCTAGAAACGTTAAATAGGTATCTTTCCGAGACCGAGGCATTAAGTAATGATGATCTACAAAAAATCAATACCATACTTACTGAAAACAACATGGATATAATTGATACTGAATCTCGCGTGTTGACTGAGAATGATAAAATTGTACTCAACAAATTAAAAAATAATATTGCGACAAAGATAGAGGTACTAGCAGCAGAAAAAGATGATTTGTCTCTTTATGAAGATAATAACTCGTCAATGCAAGAAAAATCCCCTCGCCCTCGAGCTAATGCACTAGAAGGAGCAGAAGAAGGAGCACCACCAGAAGGAGCACCACGAGAAGGAGCACCACGAGAAGGAGCACCACGAGAAGGAGCACCACCAGCAGCACTAGAAGCACCACCACGAGAAGGAGCACCACCAGCAGCACTAGAAGCACCACCACGAGAAGGAGCACCACCAGAAGGAGCAGCGGCAGCAGCACTAGAAGCACCACCACCACTAGAAGGAGCAGCAGCACAAGCAGCACCACCAGCGGCAGATGCAGCACAAGCACCACCACCACTAGAAGGAGCTGCGGCAGCAGCACAAGCACTAGAAGCACCACCAGCGGCACCACCAGCAGCACCACCAGCAGCAGATGCAGCACCACCAGCGGCACCACCAGCAGCACCACCAGCAGCACGAGCACCAGCGACAGAAGCAGCACTAAAAGCAGCGGCAGCAGCCCCCCACCACTAACGCCAATACCAAGACAATAAACACTGCCATAAACACACCAATAGCATAAGTTAATATGTAAAGTCGATTATAATGTTATATTTATTAAATATAATATTTATTAAATATTATATTTAATAAAAATGATATTTAATAAATATAATATTTACCTATATTATAATGCGTAAACCCAATTCGTCCGCCTTGCGTTCATATGCCCTTCGTAGAAAATATTCCCCCTGCCGTGGATTAGCATCAACCACCTGCCGTAGTCGTTCGGGATGCAAAATGGCTTTAGGAAAAAAACGTTCTTTCTGCCGTCGTTCAAGAAGTCATCACACGAGAAGAGGTACCCGTAAAAAATCTAGTTCCCGTAAAAAATCTCGTCGCACTAGACACGCGCGCAGATAATTATCTATTTTTTACTTCTTTCTTCAATATTTTTGAATAGTTCCTGATTATAAATAAGATTACCAGAGGGTACATAAGCATTTATATTTTTAAAGTCTTTTTGTTTTTGATTTGTTTGTGGGGTGGTGTTGTTTTTATTATGAAAAATGAGTTCATCAGGATTAGTGATCTCTTTTTTCTTATTATCATTTTTAATTATTTTGTTGCCATAGCCGTCAATAGCAATACCGGTTTTATTTTTAATTTCATTGCGAACGTAAGATGGAATCCAATGTTTCCATGAAATAAAAAGTAAATTGGGATGAGTATATCGTATAATAAAACCATTCTCTCTTAATTTATCAATAATATAAGCCGTACATGCTCCATGATCATATCTGGGTACTCCAATAATAATTTCGGGGACAACAAACCAACAATTTTGATTAGTTATATTTTGTCGGGAAACTACTTTTATTTTAGCATGAATACGATTTAATATTCTATTATAAATAGCTATTGTATTTAGGTCATGTTGTTTTTTTTTTTCATACAACTCGTCTAAATTAATTTTACTATCAGTATCAGAGGCGTCGCCTAATGTAAATATAGTATCCATGATTAAAATTATACAAGAAAAAAACTTATAAAGAAATACATAAATAAAGAAATACATAAATAAATATATTATTAATGACAATTAAGCATATTGTAATATCTGGCGGAGGACCTCCTGGAATTTTAGCATATGGAGTATATAAAGAATTAGAAAAAAAAGGTTTTTGGAAATTGAAGGATATTAAATCAATATATGGTTGTTCTATGGGTGCTATATTATCTGTCATGCTTGTGTTGAATTATAAATGGGAATGGTTAGATGATTATTTAATGAAACGACCCTGGAATAAATTAGTTGATATCAATGCGCAAGACATATTCAATGTGTATAATGAAGGTGGACTATTAGATGATACAGGGGTGTATAAATTATTATCGCCTTTATTAAAGGGTAAAAATTTATCAGAGAAATTAACAATGTTAGAATTATATCACTATTCAAAGATTGACGTTCATATATTTAGTACAAATATAAACAAAATGGAAAAAATAGACATTTCACATAAAACGCATCCTGATTTGCCTGTTTACAAAGCGATATATATGAGTTTAACTATTCCCGGTGTGTTTAAACCTATATGTCATGAAAATAAATGTTATATCGATGGTGGATATCTAAATCATTTTCCCATACAAGATTGTATGACGCGTGATGATGCGACAGAAAAAGAAGTATTGGGCATATATATATCTGCTTTTTCGGAGTACAATATCACCGAGGAATCATCATTGTCAGATATATATTTTAGTTTAATGTTAAAACTAATAACAATCTCAAATAATGTAGAAATGGATGGTTATCAGAACAAAAACAATATAATTAAATGCAAACTGAATAATTCTAAAGGTATTATGGAGTGGATATATGTCTTGGAAGATGAAAGCAAACGTCGCGAAATAATTAAACAAGGCGAAGAAGAAGCTCTACAATTTTTAAAGAAACTACATTACAAAGAAGTATCTAAAAATTGATGGAGGGATTCAATGGATGTTTTAGCATCATATTCAATAACCTTATTTCCATGTGTTAGAATTATAGTAGGATATCCAGTAACTTCGTATTTTTCGGCTACCTTACCATTTTTTTCACAATCTACTTCAACGAACTTAATTTTTTTATCTTTGATAATATTATTTCCTATTTGTTCTTTAAACGTTTTCCATATAGGTTTGGCGGTTTTACAATGAGGGCACCAATCTGTATAGAAAAAGTAAAGTGTCGCAGTGGTGACATCATCTGGCCTAGGACCTGTTACAAATTCTTTATTTGGAACGTAGTCTTTTTTAATTTTTTCTTTAATATAATTTTTATAATAATAAACAGCTGTAGAAATTAAAATTGCTGCTACTACAAATATTATAGCTAAATTAGATAATGATATAACATTAGTAACTTTATTTTTTATTATATTTAATTTATCCATATATTTTTATAGAGAAGTATAAGTTATATGTTTAACGAATTATAAAATTAAAATTAGTATAAAGAATATAACATAAATTATATAGATGCTATATATTTCGCTGGATGGAAAGCTAGTAGAAATTAAACGAGATATGTTTTCAAGTGATGAAAATTATTATAAACATATTTTAAAAATAAAAAAAAATATGCCTAAAGAAAAAAATATGATGCGTAATTTAGAACGTATAATAAAATAATATTTTTGTTTCCGTGAAAAATATTATTATAGTATAATGACGAAAACGAAAAAGAATATTGCTAAAAAGGATATTGCTAAAAAGCATAGTACTAAAAAGCATAGTACTAAAAAGCATATTACTAAAAAGCATATTGCTAAAAAAACATTTACTATTAAGAACTATACTAGTGGTGATGGCATGTTAACAGCAGTTTGGGGACCAAGTTTATGGCATTATTTACACACTATGTCATTTAATTATCCCATGAAACCAACTAGCAATGACAAAAAATATTATAAAGAGTTTATTTTAAATTTGCAACATGTGTTGCCGTGTAAATATTGTCGTGATAACTTGAAAAACAACTTCAAAGTACACCCTATTAAAGCATGTCATTTAACAGATAGAATTGCCTACTCTAAATATGTGTACAAATTGCATGAGGTTGTAAATAAAATGCTAGGAAAAACTTCTGGTTTATCATATTGTGATGTACGGGAGCGTTATGAGCATTTCAGAGCAAGATGTACTAAAGATAAACCAAAAAAATTTACAATAAAAAAGAAAACAAAAAAAGAAAAAGGTTGCACAGAATCATTGTATGGCAAAAAATCGAAATGTGTGATTAAAATAATACCACATGATGAGAAGTGTAAAACATTGCAAATTGATAAACAATGTATTAAAAAAAGAGGATAAATATTTAAAATAAAAACAGAAAAACATATTTATTTTTAAATAAATACGTTTTGTATTAAAATTTGGAGAAATCATTTAGAACAGGCATTGGGTTTGGCATTTGTTTTGGAAGTTTTTTATTATTACCTGAATAAATGGGTATTTTTTTACACTCAAAGTCAGATTTAGGGCATCTAGCGCAAGGAGGACAAGGTGGTGGTGGCGCTTGCATAGGGCAACTATTAATTGGTGGACAGGCTGGACATACCGGTGGAACTATTTCAGATTTTAAAATATATTTATCTTCGTCACCTTCCGGTATTTGATACCGACTTATTCCACTAGATATGTTATTTGTATTTACAGCAGTTGCACTATTATTATCTGATTTTAATGTCGACAAAATTTCATCTAGTTTCATATCTGTAATTTGTGTATTACTATTATCACCCATGTTATTGGCACCCATGTTATTGGCACCCATGTTATTGGCACCCATGTTATTGTTGTCCATGTTATTGGCACCCATGTTATTGGCACCCATGGTATTGGCACCCATGGTATTGGCACCCATGGTATTGGCACCCATGGTATTGGCACCCATGGTATTGGCACCCATGTTATTGGCACCCATGTTATTGGTGTCCATGGTATTGGCACCCATGTTATTACTATCCATAGTATTACCCATCATGCTATTTTCACCCATGGTATTGGCACCCATGGTATTGGCACCCATGGTATTGGCACCCATGGTATTGGCACCCATGGTATTGGCACCCATACCATTGCCACCCATGTAATTACTCATCATACCATTTGTATCCATGTTATTATATCCCATGTTATTATATCCCATACCATTTGCACCCATGTTATTATATCCCATACCATTGGCACCCATGTAATTACTCATCATACCATTACCACCCATGTTATTATATCCCATGTTATTATATCCCATGTTATTATATCCCAGGTTATAATTATTTAAGATATCATCTGTTTGGTTGTAAGTGGTTAATGGATTATCAACACCAATATTATACGAATCAAGATATTTCATATACATAGAGACATCGTTGCTTATATTGGCTGGTGCGGCGGTAGTGCTCGGTGCCGATGTAGTGCTTGGTGCCGTGGTAGTGCTTGGTGTGGCAGTGGAGCTCGGTGCGGCGGTTGTGGCGGTGGTGCTTGTCATCGACACATTCTCCATTTTTTTATGATCTAAATAATCTTGATAATTATTAAATGGTCCGTCCATTCCTTCTTTAAAACTTGCTATATTTGGACCAATAATAACGCTAAATATAATGGCACTTGCTAAAATTATAAAATAATGCATATTTTTAAGTTTCATGTGTATAATGTATATTGGGAAAATATTTTATTAAATAATGAATGAAATTGATATAATTATAGACTTATAAATAATACTATAAATAATACTATAAATGGAAAAAAAAAAGCGAATGCGCAATATAAATATTTTGAAAAAATCTTATCTAGAAGATTCAGATAAATTTGAAATTGGTGTAGATGAAGCAGGAAGAGGTCCAATGTTAGGAAGAGTTTATAGTGCGGCGGTAGTATTGCCTAGTAATGATACTTTTCGATATGATTTAATGAAAGATAGTAAAAAGTTTCATTCCACCAGAAAAATAGAAGAAGCTGCTAATTATATTAAAGAACATGCATTGTATTGGAGTGTAGAATACGAGACAGAACAATGTATTGATAAAATAAACATACGTAATGCTACACATAGCGCTATGCACAAAGCAATAAAAAACGTGGTATCTACCACAACAGACAACTCTATGTTCTTTTTACTTATAGATGGAAATGATTTTAAACCATACTTAGGTTTTACCGAAAATAAAGGTTATACTCAAATTTCTCACACCTGTATTGAAGGTGGTGATAATAAATATGCGTCAATAGCGGCAGCCTCTATATTAGCTAAAGTAGAAAGGGATAAATACATTCACGAAATATGTGAGAAATCACCATATTTGGATGAGAGATATGACTTGCTTAAAAATAAAGGATATGGGACCAAAAAACATCTAGAGGGCATAAAAGAATACGGAATTTCCGAACATCATCGAAAAACCTTTGGTATATGTCGAGAATATTCATAAAATTGATTCTTAAAATTGATTCTTAAAATCTATTAAAAATATCAGTATTCAACATGTCCTCACTATCAAATAATAACCAACACATTGGTGCAGATAAATATTATTATCTATGGCGAAAAAATACCGATAATTGGAGCTATTCAAAGGTCCCGTTTATTATGCATGATTCACGCGATCATCGTCTGAATGGATCATTTCTTTCTTCAAATTGGTATAAAGCACACATACCCGAGGAATTGGAATTTGCCATCATTAAAGTTAGTATAGAGGATACACACACACATACCAGAATGGAAAGTTTTAAAAATATAATAGATAAATATATACATGAGATGGATAAATGTCAAGACGTTTCAAAACTAAATTATGTAGTTATGACACACCATATGCAACGTTCTTATTTAGATGATATAAAGAGCGAATTAAAAAAAAATATAATGACAGAAAATGATAGCCGTTGTACACTTCACAAATCAATCGAAACACCCAGAGGTGTATTTAGCCTATCATATGCACAAATTAAAAATGATGTTCCATGTATGTATTGTCCTCGATTTTCATGTCATGTAGTCTAAAGTTTATTCTTCATATAATAATAAAAATTGATGTAAACATATTTTTTTATTATTATGTAAAATGAAAATACTGGTATTCGATACAGAAACTACAGGATTACCTATTGGACGGAATCCTTCTATACGAGAAACAAAAAAATGGCCGCATATTATTCAACTTAGTTGTATATTGTATGATATTGACAAAAACACATTATTGACAACCTATGATGAAATAATAAAAGTACCAACACATATCACAATAAGTGAGGAAAGTATATCATTACATGGTATTTCACGTGATATATCCACCCAAAAAGGGATACCTATTAAAAATGCTCTACATGATTTTAATATATTGCTCAAGCAAGCAGATATGGTTATCGGCCACAACGTTTCATTTGATAAGCGTTTAATTATGGTGGAATCTATACGTTTGTACATGTCTCAATACTTTACTATTGACGGGGTTAGAAAACCGGAATATTGTACTATGAAGAATAGTGTTGAGTTATGTCAACTGGAAAGAATCAGTAAAGACGGCGAGAAATATTTTAAATATCCATCGCTAACAGAATTACATGATACGTTGTTTCAAAGCACCCCCAAAAGTGTGCATAATTCACTGGTAGATATAGTACTATGTCTACGATGTTATTGTATGATGGAACAAAAAAAAGATATATATACTGAAGGGTGTGAAAATATCAAGCTTTTACTGACTGAAATTTTGTAATACATACACTTATTTGACTAACTCCTCTATTTTTTGGCAAAGCATATTTATTCCTGTTATTATTCTCGCGATATTAAGATTCTCGTAGGTGTTGTTTTTTTCATGGATAACTACGTCAAAATCGACCAGCGATAATCGTAAATTCAAACCTGTGCAATTAAATGATTCTCCGCCCACCGAAACGAAACCTATACTATTTAATAAATATAAACAAAGATCCGCACTATTATGAATATTATGAGGGGCTAATTGATTGCGATACTTATCAAAGTTTACAAATAGGTACCAACATGCATTCGGTTTTATGAAATCAATATTATGTTTAGCTAGTATTGTGCATACTTTTTTGGCGATTAATTTATAAATTTTGGTGCTGATAGTAAAATGTTGTGCAATAACAGATTTATGTGTCAGAATAGAGTTCGTGGCATATTGAATAGGTGTGCAGGTACAGGAATACATAGAAGACGCGAGATTTTTACATTTTTTAAACAAGGCCTGTTGAGTTTTTGGAAATCCTAACCACCCTAAGCGATAACCTCCACAACCCAGATCTTTTGAAATGGAAGAGCATCTAATGGTTAAGTCTGGAATATATTTTGAGATGGATGAAATTTTTTGGTACGTTAAATTTAAATAAATTTCATCGGCTATTACGAGACAATTATTTTTTTTAAAAACTTGTGCTAATTGTTTAATTTCCGTGTTCGACATAGCTATGCCTAAGGGGTTATTTGGGTTATTAAAAATAATAATTTTATTATACGTATTATACTCCTGTAATGTATTGTCTAAATGTTCTAAGTTTATTTTATATTTATTTTGAAAGGTTGTTTTAATTTCTATTAAATCATCGTTTTTGTTTAAAATATTAATTTGTTCTTTATAACTAACCCAAGATGGTGTAATATGAAAGATTTTACCGACAAAGGCCAGTTGAATAATAAATAAAAGCTCTTTCAAGCCATTGCCCAGTAAAATATCATACTCGGTATTTTTGGTATGATATATATTCTTGAGTGTCTGATTTAATTCTGGTATACCTTCTGAAGAGGTATAAAACTTTTTGTCAGCATGTGTATGTAAAGCTTCTATAAACAAAGAAGGCTGTTTAATAGGATTTTCGCCCAGACCAAAATTAATAATAGGTAAGTTTTGTTTTTTTCTAGTTTGTATGATATCTTTACATAATAAGGTTGGTGAGATATTTTCCATGATGTGCTATATTATATTCTGTATAATATTATATTCTATATTTACCCTGAACACATTTCACATACCTCATTCTCTGGTTCTAAAGTAGAAGATTGTTTATTATTGGTTTCGGGCTCAATGGTAAATTGTTGTGGTTGATGTGCTGCCTTTCTCCGTAAATAATAAATACCTGTTTTCAATCCTTTGCTCCAGGAATAAAAATGCATCGAGGTTAGAGTTTTATAACTTGGGTCTTCTAACCAAAGATTTAAACTTTGTGATTGACAAATATACGCTCCCCGGTCGGCGGCCATATCAATCATATGTTTCATGGGTATTTCCCATACAATTTTGTATTTGTCTTTTATGTGTTGCGGTATTATTTTAATATGTTGAATACTACCTTTATTTGCGATAATGTTATTTTTGAGTTCGTCGCTCCATAAACCAATATCAATCAGCTCCTTTAAAAGATGTTTGTTTACCATGGTAAATTCGCCAGCATTCGTTCGGCGTGTATAAATATTACTTGTAAATGGTTCAAAACATTCGTTGTTGCCTAATATTTGTGCTGTACTGGCGGTAGGCATGGGGGCCACCAATAAAGAGTTGCGCAAGCCAAAGAGTTTGATATCTTTCTTAAGTTTCTCCCAATCGTATCTATTAGAGGGTGTTACGCCCCACATGTCGAATTGTAAAATTCCTTGTGAAGCGGGTGAATCTTCAAACGTTGAATATGCACCATAATAACTTTGTTTTTTAATTCTTGTTTCTTTGAGTATTGGTTTTACTTTGTCAAAAATACATTTGTCTTTCTCCGAAATATTTACATAATTACGACAGGTATCATTATAACTATCTAAAAATACATTTACGTCAAAATCAAGGTATCCTCGGACTACTTTCATATCCTCTAAACGTTCTTTGGACATTTCATTTGAACGCTCTAATGACGCATGGTAAATGGTTTCAAATATTTTTTTGTTTATAGTAGAAGCTTCTTCACTATGATATGGCACATTCATTAAGGCAAATACATCAGCTAAGCCTTGTACACCAAGACCAATAGGTCTATGATATAAATTACTACGTTTTGTTTTTATGGTAGGATAAAAATTAATATCGATGATTTTATTTAGGTTTGTGGTCATTACTTTCGTAACTTCGTGCAATTTAGCGTAATCAAATGTAGCTTGTAACAATTTAGCCACCACATTATAACCACCAACAAGTTTGTGATTATTAAACAATTGTGGCAATGTAGAAACATCCCATGTTTTTTTAAATTCCGCAAAATTCTCATCATTTTGCATTTTAATTTCATGATAGGCAATGTCTTTTTCATGCAGTAAAGCTTTAAGTAAAACACACCATGAACACTTATCTTTTGTATAAATAGTCACTTGTGAAAATGGTGAAGGTGTGGATTTAACAAATCGCGGCAATCCAATGCTCGCTAAATTACAAACAGCTGTTTCGTTTTGATTGCTATATTCAATAATCTCTGTACATAAATTGCTGGATTTGATAACACCCACGTTTTTTTGATTGCTTTTTTCATTTGCCGCATCTTTGTAAAGTAAGTAGGGAGTACCAGTTTCCATCTGTGAATCTAGAATTTTCAGCCAAATTTGTCGCGCCTGGATGGTTTTGATGGCTTTTCCCTCCTGACAATATTTATGGTATAAGGTGTTAAATTCTTCACCATAACAATCGGATAACCCTGGACAAGCGTCTGGACAAAATAAACTCCATTCACCATTGTCTTTGACACGTTCCATAAACAACGATGGTATCCACAAGGCGTAAAACAAATCGCGCGCTCGCTTATTTTCATCACCATGATTTTTCTTAAGATCCAAAAACTCGAGTATATCACCATGCCATGGCTCAATGTAAATTGCAAAACTACCATTACGCTTTCCGCCTCCTTGATCGACATATCTTGCGGTTTCATTAAAAACACGAAGCATGGGTGTAATGCCATTGCTGGTGCCGTTGGTGCCTCTAATATGTGACCCCGTAGCCCGAACATTATGAATGTGAAGACCAATACCACCCGCCCATTTAGATATTTTTGCACATTCTTGCAGTGTATTATAAATACCTTCAATACTATCGTCTTCCATTGCAATCAAATAGCAAGAACTTAGTTGTGGTCTTGGTGTGCCAGCATTAAATAATGTTGGTGTAGCGTGTGTAAAATATTGTTGCGACATTAAATCATACGTTTGTTTCACCGCAGATATGTCTAGACCTTCCGCATCAAAACCATGAATACCTAGGGCAACTCTTAGCCACATATGTTGTGGACGTTCAATGGTTTGTTTATGTATTTTCATCAAATAAGCTCTTTCTAATGTTTTAAAGCCAAAATAATCAATGACATAATCACGCTTATAGTCAATCATATTATTTAGAACATCTTTGTGTTTTTCTACATTTTCCCAAAATGTAGCATGAATTAGAGGGACATTGTGATCATGATTGTCAATAAACGAATGTAATTTATGCATTGCTTCGTAAAATGTCGCAGGAGTATTTTTATGATTATTGGAGATAATTATTCTACTGGCCAATATGCCATAATGAGGATGTTTTGTATTTAAGGCTGCACATTGCTCGGCTGTTAATTCGTCGATAACACTAGTCGAAATATTATCATGTAATTGGTCAATAACTTTCATAATTAAGTGGCTATAATTGATAGATAGTACTGGCTTGATATTATTTCCTAAATTTTTTACTCTATTTAGGATTTTATCAAAAGAAACTTCTTCAAGAATACCATTACGTTTTTTAACACGCATTTCTTGAATATTTTCTTGACTCATTAAGAGTATATAATGGCTAAATTTTAAATGATATTTTTAGATAATATTTTCACAAAATAGTATCACAAATTAGTATCACAAAATAGTTTTTTGCAAACTAAAAAATATATATTTATACATATATAAATGTATAAATATAAAGGATCAACCTGTATAATAGTTGCAATTATATTATGTGGAGCATTTATTTATAAAATGCAAGTAAATAAGTTTGAATCATTTAAAACGTATAGTGATTATGGCAATGATAATAAAAAAACCATGCTTTTATCCGATATCTATAACACCGCCGAACATCCTTCCATCACCGCAAATAATTATTCTGATATTTATCAAAGCTATCCTGTTTTCTTAGCGAATAGTAAAAACAATAACAATATCAAAAATTGGAAAAGACCGACAAATGGTAAATGTAGTCGCGCCGAATTTTGTGGTAATGTTTATAGCGATACTGACCAACAAATTTCACCAGAGCCGAGACCACCCCCCCTGAATAAACCACGTGTTAATTTTTATGAAGCATCTTCCAGTTTGTGTGAATAACTAGCGTTTGACAGACTCTCCGTGTTTATATTAATAATACACTTCTCTTTAGGTTTGTGGTTTAACGCTGACACATCAATTAAGCAATTATTTTTTAAAGATAGGGTATTCTCGGTATTATTTTTTTTATGATTGAGTGCGGTGTTTTTTTTTGGTGCTCTATGTGCATAGCCAATCACTTTTTCATTCTCTATTGTTTTCCATAAATTATTTAATATTGGTCGTGCACCGCGAAACCAAGTTTTATTACGTAAAACAAGTACACAACTAATTTCAATTAAGCGCCAATATATCGTTTGAATCCAAGTTATGTTTTCATGTTCTTGCATTTTATCGGTTTCCCACTTTTTATAGTCGTCTTCACTACACATAAATGGGGCATATTCATATAATGCTTCACCATCTTTTACAAAATATAATATTATCCCTTTATAATTATTATCTTTTGTTTTTTGAAACGTATCACCATCTTCGTAAAAATCTTGTTCAGAGTCGTACTCTTTAAATCTAGTTTCTAAAAAATCACACTCATTAAGTTCACATACCTCCATTTGAACTTGCATTTGTATCCAATATTCCATTTTAGGTATACCCGTTATTTCTCTATTCACAATATTTTTTACTTCTAACATCCTACCATAACAATCAGACGTATTACAAGTGTTTATACCATCTGGTGAGGCTGCAATATACTCAATCGTGCGATGAGGAATACAACCAAAATCACTAACTTTCGTGTGGAATGTATATTCATACCACATGATCGATACCGGTTCATATTTGTGCCCCCAATGCATGGGAGAATCGGTACAAAAACCTTTGAATTTGTTGGTATCTAAGGGCTTGCATTTATTATATATGAGCTGATTCATAGAACCAGGTGTTGCAAAAGCTTTCCATATGCTACTAGCCGTCAGATATTTATGTCTAAAGATATACCATTCATCGGTACGTTGCTCGGGCTGTGGTATATTTGATAAATATGAAATTTTTTTATCCATTTTAGGAATATTGGGTTTTTTCCGAATGAATGTTGTACCATAAGATCTTTTCGGGCTAAAAAACAAAAAATACCAGCCTAAACATTCGCAAATAACATGATATATTCTCTCTTGGATATAATACTCAAAGGGATTTCCATAAACATCTTCTAGCTGAATACAAATCAAATCATATACGGCATCGATAATACGATCATTACTATTTGGGTCAGCCATTACTTTAGGATCGGTACTTACAATATCATCGATCATTTCTAATAAAGTTTCTTCTAGGTCTAAAATATCGGATTTGGTTAGTTTATATTTATTTACCTGAGTAGTTATATTATTTAATAGCTTTTCGTTTAAAATATTGTTGTCAATAAACTTTTCATTTAAAATTAGAGCATAATTTTCCATTAGATAGTTATAGCTGATTGTGCTTAAGTTTTCTTTGCATCTATTTTATCTTTTTTCATATTTTTCTTGGTTTTTTCTCGTTTCTCGCGTTTCTTTTTGGTGATTGCGGGATTACCTAATGATTTTAGTGTTGATATACGTTTATCACATTTTTTAAGCGTAAAACTTCGTGTTTTTTGATTAAATAATAAACTCGGTATATTTTTTAAAATACCATTATCCTTAATATATTCAACGTCTTTAACGCGTTGTAATTTAACTAAGTCTAAACTTTTACTTAAATATTTTTTAAGATTTTTACTTTCGGTAAGAGTTAGTTTATATTTATCTTTCACAATATCATCAACATATTTATTAATTTTTTTGATTTTAATAGTTTTATCTAATTTATTCCACGGCTCTTTTTTATTTAATTTACTTTCATTATCCAATAATTTTTCTACTCCGGTAATATCGGTAGTCTTATTATCATTACTTAAAAGCATAGATTTATATTTTATGTTTTTAAGTTCTTGACATTCTTTATAGTCGCTCATTATATATTATAGGTATTTAAGTTTAACCTATTTTAAACGTAGTTTATATAGTTTATAAAAAAAAAATAGCAAGTTATAGTATAATGCCTCAAAAAAAAACAAAAAAGAAGAAGGGTGTTGCTCGATGGAGAAGGAATTTAAGACGGCTCACCCAAGCCCGCCTGCGGCCTGTTCATAGTGAACATAGTGGAAATACGCCACTACCACCACAACCAGCAGCTGTTGCATCACCACCAGCACTACCAGCAGCACTACCATCTGCCCCACCACTACCACCAGCACCAACACCACCACTACAACCACTACCATCTGCCCCACCACTACCACCAGCAGCAGCTGTCGCACCACCACCACTACCACCAGCAGCAGCTGTCGCACCACCACCACTACCACCAGCAGCAGCTGCCCCACCACTACCATCTGCCCCACCACTACCATCTGCCCCACCACTACCATCTGCCCCACCACTACCATCTGCCCCACCTATGCCTCGGCGCCGGCGGCGAACAATACAAGAACGTTGGCTGAGTGCAGCACGCAGGGCGCGTGAGAGAAGAGTAAGAGATGAATTGTTAGATAATAGAGAGAGCGTTGATCGCAAACGAAAAAAACCATCAAGTGGAAAAAAGACATCAAAAAAAAAGACACCAAACAGAAAAAAACTATCAGGCGGAAAAAAGACACGAAACAGAAAAAAAACGTTAAAGCGGTAAAAACACTAAATAATTCGGAAAATATATTTCATATAATTAATATGAAATATAAACGATCTTAAATTAATGTAAAAATCTTATTTGTGAGACAAAATTAATAGGTTTAGCGGTTTCTAAACTCATTCTCCAGGGTCTGGCACGCATATGACCCGTGGCCGAAGGTGCAGACCCACCTTTTTTGGGACCACCAAAATCACGGCATGGTTTGATTACATTACCTTTGGAATCTTTGCAGGAACCTTGGTTCATCATACCATTTGTACTATTAGTGTTTATAACTCTCCTGGCTATTGCTGAACGTCCTTTACCGCCTTTATATCCGTTACGTGATGGCATATATATATAACGTATATATAAAATAATTAAAACATAATAAATAATATATTGACATGAAAAAAATTATAATAGATAAACCAAAAGATATTAGAAAAAATTTTCAAAAAGAAATGTCGGATAATGAAGAAGATAGTCATATTAAACAAACTGAAATTATCAACAAACTATATTTAGGTTTAGATATAGACAAACACAAGAGAGTAATTTGTGAATTAAAAAAAAAAATAAATGGTTATAAAACGCAAGATCAAAAAAAAGAAAGATATCATGAGCAATCTTTTATAAATCAGGAAGAACTATATGAAAAGCTGGTTGTCTCGAAATTAAAATGTCATTATTGTGGAAAAAACGTTAAAGTAATATATAAATATGTCCGTGATGAATTACAATGGACATTAGATAGAATAGATAATGATTTGGGACATAGTTCGGAAAACACCATAATTTGTTGCTTAAAGTGCAATTTAAAGAGAAGAGTTTTAGATTCTAAAAAATTTGAATTTACCCAAAAATTAAAACTAATAAAAGGGACTTAAATTTTTTCATACACAATTATTGAAATACTAAAATTATTATATAAAGTTTAAAATCTATCTTTTAATATATATAATTTAATGAATGTTCTTGCTTGGAGTAATGGAATAAAACCAGAACGTTCGCAAAAGAAAAATAAACCCGTTGAGTATACCTGCACACCTGTTGAGAAGCCCTGCACACCTGTTGAGAAGACCGGCACACCTGTCGAGAAGACCGGCACACCTGCCGAGAATATCTGCAAGCCCGACGTACCCGACGTAAAGACCTGCACACCTACTTCTTATAATAAAGATTTTGCCTATGATTATAAGCTAACAAACATGGAAACGATCAATACCTTTGATATGACAGATAATCGTAGAGAGATTTTTAATAATAAATTAAGCACTAGAGAAGTTATTTCTAAACCATGTGCAAACCCTTTTTTAACACATTTAAATTATTCAAACGACATACTTCAGCAAGAGCGTTTTTTAATCCCTAAAAATTCTAATATGGAAAAAGAATATTCCAGATAAGTATTTAAAACATATATGAAATACTTATTTAATGGCATATACAACCCAAAACACACTATTATTAAATAATTTGATGAAATTTTATAATAAACCCGAGGTTTTAGATGTAATGTTAAATATCATAAATGGTAAATCTAATATTTCATTACGGATAGTTGATTGGTTTTCAACCAATTATGCTAAAAAACATTACACCGTGTATAATTTAAGTAATGGTAATAGGTTCAAAGTATATATAGATTATAAATTAAAATTAAGAGCGTATTCTAAAAAGAGATTTGATCCTTTTTGTAGATGGGAAAGAATATCTATACCGTATAAAGATGGGACTTCTATCCAAACAACAATAGGTCAGTTAAATTTTTTTAAATGGGCGCTTGAGAATGAGGTTATTAAATATATAGAAGATAATTACCATGAAATAGAAAATGATATGAATTTAAGAAATAGTTCTTCACGCCGAAAAAACGAAACAATATCGGCCTCTTCCCAAAAAACTAGAAAAAAACGCGAAGAGTTATCTATTTCGGCCTCGAAAAGTATTAAAAAAGAAAATGTCGAGATCGTGGTGCAGTTTAATTAAAGAATATTTCGTTGTATTTTATATAATTATAAAATAAAACTAAATATAAACATTTTTTGTTATTATTAATATTAAATGGGTAATAATCAATCAGTCAAAAAAGTGAACTTTGAGTATATACAAGGCGAAATTAACAATAACGAATCTTATCTTATTAGTACATTACCCTTAGAAAACCAAGAATGTTTAATAAAAGGCACTTTAACCCCTTCGCGTGAAACAGAAGTGTTGAATCATTACTTAAAAAAAAATTTTGGAATTAAATTAGTAATATATGCTATGAATGCCAGCGATGAAACATTAGCTAATAAATGTTATCAATTACTTAAATTAGGATACACAAATATATATGTTTATCCGGGTGGTTTATTTGAATGGTTATTGCTACAAGACATATATGGTGAAGAATTATTCCCGACAACAGCACTTTGTCGTGATCATTTGAAATATAAAGGCAATAAAAAACCCGACATGTTGGGATTAAAGTAAACATAAAAAACCAGACATTGTAGTTATATTTATTTAAAATAATAATAGCATATAATAATTAAAAATGTTTAAGCATCCTACACAAGTTTGTATGACTTATTACGAACATTTTAAACATTCCATGAAATTTTCATATATGTTTATGGTATCTTCATTTAAAGCATTTATACATGCTATATTTCCAGATGTTTTTATCACATCAACAACAAATACAATTAATGAGATTTCTAAATTAATAGAGAATAGTGGTTGTAGGCAAAACTAACATGTATAAATTACTGGTCCATTGCTGTATTCGCTAAAGAATCGGCTAATTTATTATTTTCTCTCCGCACATGATGTAGTGAAACTATGTTAAATTGCTCTAACAGCGAAGTTGCTTTTGTATATAGAGCTTTAATGTTCGCTGATTTCACTTTCCATTTACCCGTAAGTTGATTAATTACGAGCAATGAGTCGCCTTTGATATGTATATTTTCTATTTTGTTTTCAAGAGCTAATTCTAAACCTAAAATAATCCCCATATATTCTGCAAAATTATTTGTATTTTTATCTGATACCTTTTGAAAACCCTCGTACACAACATTATTATTATTATTAAATATAACATACCCACTACCACAAACACCAGGATTTCCTCTACTGCCGCCATCAAACATTAACGTAAAATGCGTATCGTCCATTATAGTTATTAATATAACATTAATAAAAAAATCAATTTTATCATGTATAGAATGTTATCCATACATAAATCAATATTTTTGTGCGAGAATATATTAGCTTTATTTATTAATAAATGCTCTACATTTTTCTAGCCATATTGATGTAATCTCCGGGTTAATACTATTATCGGTATTACCATCAATAAGTAGTTTTTCGTCAACATGGTCTAACCAATCTTCATGATACTTGTGACAATTTCTAAGATACTCGAGTGGGATATTTTCTCCTTCGCGACCTCGCTTTTGAACACGTTGATGCGCAACTTCAGGCGATGTTTTAACATAAATAATTTTGAGAGGTGGTATGTCTTCAATAAATTCATCGAACCATTTATGATAAATTTGGTATTCAACCTCTTCAATATTTTTAGCATCATACAACATTTTGGCGAATACCTTTTTATCGGTATACATACTTCTCTCTACCACAATAACATCATAGTTGTTTTTTAGAGCATTTTTAAGAAGCGAGAGGCGAGAAATATACGCCATCATTTGAAAAGCGAAAGAATATTTTTGGGCATTACTATAAAATTTTGTTAGCATAGTGGTGCCATCATGGTCTTTAATAGTATTCCAAATATCAACAGGTTCTTGTAGGAAACAAATATGGGGAGTCCCAGCATACATTTTGCGCAGTTCTTCGACCAAGGTCGATTTGCCCGAACCAATATTCCCTTCAACCGAGATAATAGTTGTTTGATGATTAGCACTCATTTTACTTTATTATATACGCTATTACACACATTCAATTATTATTTAAAAGTAAATATAAAAAACATAAATAAACACATATAAACATTATAGTCTAAGACATGGATTTATCGCAAACAAAGTTAACGCGCTCAGAATGGAATAGTATTGAAATTCCAACTGAAAAAAAAGAACTAGAGATTATTAATATGATATGTAAAGGATATCATGATGTTAATATTACCGAAAATAAAACATTATCATTATTACAATATTTAAAAATATTACCTTCGGATATTATTCACCAATATGTGTTTTGTACGTATTTACAAAAAGCTTGTATAGAGTTAAACAAAAAATATAACTTTCAATATAGAACAGAAACTTATAAGAAAAATAAAATGAAAAAGGCGGATATTATACGTTTTGCCAATACCGACAAACATTTATCAACAAATAAAAAAAATATTTTTGAATACATCATGATAGATCATTTGACAAAAATGTTGTGGGAACATAAAAAAGATAATATTACCTGGCATGTACATTATTATACAATATATACTTTAATGTCGTACCATATTGATAACGTAAATCCAATATTCAAGCAAAAAATAAGAACAATATTAGATATATTTAAAGGCGAAATATCGACGACATCGTTAATCAGTATGGGAGATCTTCTGATTGAAAAAAACCCTTGTTTGTTGAAATATGCCGATATACAATTATATGAGCATCAAAAAAAACTATTCACTATATGCAAACAAGATAAACCAAAATTAATTTCGTATATAGCACCAACTGGCACGGGCAAAACGTTATCACCGATAGGTTTGTCTGAAAATCACAAAATTATATTTGTATGTGCAGCACGTCATGTGGGTTTAGCCCTTGCCAAGGCAGCTATATCCACAGAAAAGAAAGTTGCCTTTGCTTTTGGTTGTAATTCACCCGATGATATACGTTTGCATTATTTTGCAGCGACTGATTATGTTAGAAATAGACGCAGTGGTATGATAGCGAAAGTGGATAATTCCGTGGGAGATAAAGTAGAGATAATGATTTGTGATATAAAGTCATATTTATGTGCGATGCATTATATGTTGGGTTTTAATGCGAAAAAAGATATTATTATGTATTGGGATGAGCCGACCATTTCAATGGACTATGCTGAACATGAAATACACCCTATCATTCATAATAATTGGGTGAAAAATCTGATTCCAAATATTGTATTGTCATCGGCGACCTTGCCACATGAGGATGAGATGCAAGATACCCTATTAGATTTTCGTGCTCGTTTTGGCGGCGGTGAAATACATAGCATAATCAGCTATGATTGTAAAAAGACCATACCCATTATAAATAAAGAAGGTTTTGTGGATATGCCACATTATATAAGTGAAACGTATGAAGATTTACGTGAAATAGTACTTCATTGTGAAAAGAATAAAACGTTGCTGCGGTATATAGATCTACGGGAAGCCATTAAAGTTATTATGTATATGAATAAATATAATTATATTTGTCAAGAGAATCTTTATCTAGAGAGATATTTTTCGGCAATCGAGATGGTGAATATGGCAGATATTAAGGTGTATTATTTATTATTATTAAAAAATGTTGATAGCGATCAATGGCCGGACTTGAAAGAACAGCTCTTAACTCTGCGCATAAAGCGCCATGAGTCAAACATTTTTGTCGCGACAAAAGATTCTCATACACTGACAGATGGTCCCACGATATTTTTAGCGGATGATGTCAATAAGGTAGCCAATATTTGCATACATTATGCTAAAATACCTGAGCGTGTAGAGAAAGATATTATGCACGTGATAGAGTATAATAATACCATTAATGGAAAAATAAGTGTTATGCAAAAAACGTTGGAAGAAGGGACAAAAAAGGACGAGGAAAAGGATAAGAAAATGTCAGAAGGAAGAGTCGCGCCGGCGATGAAACAATTAATGACGAAAATATCCGATATGCAGAAATGTGTGCGGAATGTAGAACTGAATCCAATGTTTGTACCTAATACGCCGGAACATCTAGAAAGATATACTAGTAGTAAGACCCAATTCTCTGGAAAACCATTTACGTGCAATATTACGGAAGACATTGTGGAAAAAATTATGTTAATTAATGATGTTGATACAAAATGGAAGATGTTGTTATTAATGGGGATTGGTGTTTTCGCAACGCATAAAAGTGTGAACTATATGGAAGTTATGAAAGAATTAGCACAATCACAGCGCTTATTTATGATTATCGCTTCTTCTGATTTTATTTATGGTACAAATTATCAATTTTGTCATAGTTATATTAGCAAAGACTTACATTATATGAGTCAAGAAAAATGTATTCAGGCAATGGGGCGCGTCGGCAGAACGTCATTGCAATATGATTATACAATTCGTTTTCGCGATAATGATCTGATACGAAACTTATTTCACCCAGAAATAAATAAACCTGAAGTTCGGAATATGACGAAACTATTGTCTAGTGACTAAAACAAGCAAGATAACAATATTATAAATATATTTAAAGCATAGTATATTTATAATATAATGAGTGATCTTAGCAAACCAGTAGTAACTATTTGTGTCGCGATCGGAGGGGCGAGTTTATCCGGACTATTGTATAATATCTTCAGTAAAAAACAAAGTAATTGTTCAAAGAAAGATGATGATAACACTAATGATGATGATAGCCTCACCAGTCTTAAGGTCGATACCTGCAATTGTCCTTTCGCAAACACCCTGGGCGTCAGTGTTACGGGAGGTGTAATTAGTGGTGCATTGACGTGGTATATGCTCTAAAAAAGTGTCCGTATGTGATAAAAGACCACACATAATACCAATCTAGGGGTTTTTTCATTTTATAATAAATATCTGTTTTATTGAAAATATGCTTACCGGTGGTGTATGACCATGTTAATTCGTATAACAAAGATAAAAAACTTATTTTATAATTTAATTTATGATAATATCCGTTTAGTAAATAATATAAGAAGGGGAACACATGTATGATTTTTTCGGAGGTATGTGAAATTTTTTCTTGTTTTAACCATAAAAAGAAATTTTCGTTATTAATGATATAATATGTTAAACTACCCCAAAAAGCCGCTGCACTATTGTTAGCATTAAATTTTTGAATGGTTTCATTATGTGGGAATTGTGTAGATAATATAATATTATACAAATTCCAGATGGTGAAACCGCGCTGTTTTGAATATAATAAGGGGGTTATAAACAATATTTTTTGAAAATCATTGTTATTTAACATGGCAGTGATACTAGTCATTATAAATATTCGTTTCTAATATTTATGTATATTTGCTAGTATTAAATATTAAAAGTATATTATATTATGATAGAAAATGTTAAATACAAATTTTTAAGTTACTAAATGGTAAGAATTTTACGCCCCTCTAGACAAAACATTTTTAGTCATTATGTCGCAGTAGTTCAGCTGCACGGAGCCTGAATCGTGGGAGGAGCATGCTTATAAAGATAACAGAGGTGCAGATGACCGAAATAATGTGAGTAGCTATCACCCACCATGCAAGACTTTTTAAATTTTGTTTACATAATTGATATATAACATACAGATATGGTGGGAGGTGGAGAGCGTACGTAATGGTGAGTATCCCCTTGTATCCTTTTGTAATTTCTAAATACATTAAGAGACAAAAACTGATAATAGCAAGTATAGCGACAGTTATAAATGGTGTACAGAAACCTGAGTTTATCATATATATATATATATATTTAATCAAACCAACATTAATAATAATAAAAGTATATTTAATATTAAAAGTATATATAATATTAAAAGTATATTTAATATTATATTATGATATAACATGTTAAATATAATGTATATTGCTATGTTGAATTCAATATGTAATAAAAATGTTCATACAACGTTCACAACTATGTTAAATAAAGTTGGTTTAACATACTTTACATTATGGGGAGCATGGGGCGGCACTATATTATATACAAAAAGTATTTTATGGTTGAATAAAAATAGTAAAATAACATATAATGCTTTACTACATTCTGGTATTATAGGTGGTATTATGAGTTATCACACATATAACCGGTTATTTTTACCGGAGGCGTAAAACAAGGTGTAAAGTAGATTCTTTTTGGATATTATAATCAGCAAGTGATCTTTCATCTTCCAATTGTTTTCCTGCAAAAATAAGTCGTTGTTGGTCAGGTGGTATGCCTTCTTTGTCTTGAATTTTTTGTTTAATATGAGCTATAGTATCGGTTGGTTCGGCATCAATGGTAATGGTTTTCCCCGTTAATGTTTTGACAAATATCTGCATATTATACTTATATTCGTCAATATATTTAAGCTATTTAATTAAAAGATTTTTGTTAAAATTTAGCGGCACTATTAAGCCCACTCCGCCTGTTCGTAAATCCCGATGTTTGTGTGGTCGTGGTATCCAGTGTATCCTCTGTAGATAGTGCGTTTCCCACCGCCACACCTCCTGCATTTACAGCACCGGATAAACTTTTCCGTATTTCCTTACCTTGTTCTGCTGCTGCTGCTGCTACTAATTGAGAAATTCTTTTTTCGTCTAATTCTTTATAAGTATCGTCCATTTTAAGTTGGGCCGATAATGCTGAGATGGCTGCACTATCTGCTTGAGCTTCGGCTGCATAACGCTTTGCTTCTTCGACAGCTTCTTTAGTATCTGCTATTAATTGTTGATTTTTGTCATATAAACTTTGAGATGCTTTTTCTGCTTCTTCGGCATAACGCTTTGCTTCATCTAAAGCGGTCTTAGTTTCGGCGAGTGTTTTGGCATTTTTATTTTTGGCATTATTATTATTATTATTATTTTTTTTTTTATTATGTTTGTGCTTATGTTTATGTGGCCGATCTGGATCATGGTGCCAGGTTTCGCCTGATAAAATGTCATTGTTCGAGAAAGAAATAATGCCTAACATTGAAAATATTATAATTAGTACTAATATAGTACCTATAACAATAAACAAATCATTTGCTAGTCCCATTATATATTTATATTATAAAAATATATTATAAAAATATATTATAAAAATATATTATAAAAATTAAGATTATATTTAGTTTTAATAGTATTTAGTTTTAATAGTACTTAGTTTTTAAAATGGTACGTAATCAACGTATCGTGGTGGGTAGGGTGGATGGTGTGGGTGGTGACGATGTCTGTGATGTCTGCGCGGTCTAATAATGGTTGGTTTTAATGAAATAGAACTTATAATTGAAAAAATAATAATGATTAGTAAAATAGTCCCTAGAAGCTTAAATATGTCGTCGTATTGTGACATTATATATTAATATAATATAAAATAATATATTAAAAAATAAATTATAAATAGGGGTATATGTTTTTAATCTGTCATACTTGTTTGAAAAAAATACACGAAAATAAAGTTTATTTACAGCAAGGAAAATGGGTGTATTGTTCAAACGAATGTTATCAATTTATTTAACGTTTGATATACCATATTGTTAAAAAATAATATGGTATTTATGAAAACATAATATTGTTTTTTACTAAATATAATTAATTTAGTTAGAGTAGGCAAGGCCACCCATACCACTCATGATACGGAGGACGTTGTAGTTCGTGGCGTAGACGCGGACCTTGGCAGTAGAAGTACCGGCCACGGTGTTGTTGGAAAGGACCAGCTGAAGTGTCGCGTTGTCGATGCGCGAGAAGTTGCAAGAGCCAGAGGGCTGGTGCTCCTCCGGGCGGAGGGAGAACGAGTAGACGTTAATACCAGTGTCGGGTGAGCGTGTGTGGTGCTGGTAGGGCTGCACGAGGTCGAAGTAAGTGCCCTCGCGCTCCGAGAAGCGGTCCTGGCCGTTAAGCTGGAGCTTGGCAGTGACAACTGGGTTCTCACCCCAGCAGTGCATCTTGAGGGAAGTCTCGTTAAGGACAAAGGCGCCAGCGTCAGAGACGTTCGAGCGTGGTGCGCCTTTCGCCTCGCCGGCCACCTCGTTCACGGCACCTGTAAAACCCTGTCCCTGTCCATTATCGACCTCGCCCACCTCCACGGCCGTGCCCCCGGCCCGGTATTGCGCCGCCGTGTCGCTCTTGACCTCAGCTGGCGTAAGTCCCACAGTATTGGCGGTCTGGTCGGCCGCCCACAAGTGTGCATTGGTAGTATCGGCAGCGCCCATGGTTTCAAATAAGCCGTTTGCGTTAATGAAGCCGTGATTGGAACCAGCGTTCGCGGTGGCGCCATCGGCGGCGGACTGAGGACCACTGAATGCGTGAAGAGCGTTCGGAAGAGCATCAAGGGCATCCGTGTAGTTGAAAGGCTGTGCGCCAAGTGCCGAGAAAAGGTTGGTGCCGCACTCGAGTGAGGCGCAGTAATCAACGTTGGCATCCGGCTGCACAACCCAAACAAGCTCCTTGCACGGGTGGTTAAAGTTAAGTTTGATCTTGTTGGAGGAAGAACCAACAGACTCGTCGCCAGTGAACTGCAGCTGCTCGATGAGGTACTCGTGGGGGTTCTGTGCCATGCGGCGGCGCTCATCGGTGTCAAGGAACACGTAGTCGACGTAGAGCGAAGCGGCGACCAGAGACTGGTTGTAAGCGGTGTTGACCTTCATGACACTAGAGTTGCCACTGCAATCTAAACTTTTAACAGCCCAGAGGCACTCGTCGATGGGACGGAGATCGAGGTTGATCTTAACCTCGTGGTACTGCAGGGCAATAAGAGGAAGAGCGAGACCGGGATTGCGGCAGTACCAGAACTGAAGAGGGACGTAGAGAGTAGTCTCGGGAAGAGCGTTGCGAGGGGCGCACACGGCATCGGGGGCCGTGGAGTCGCAAGGGCCATCTACATCGGCGAAGAGAGGATCCGTAATGAAGGTAAGCTGAGTTGTGTTGCCAATCATCTTGTTGTAGCCATCCTCCTGGTCGGTAGTGAGGGTCAGCTGCTGCCAGATGTGCATCCAATCACCATACTGGCGATCTATGCGCTGGCCACCGATCTCCACCTCCACCTGTGAGATAAGCTGCTCACCGGGGCAGTCAAGCCAACGGGCGTAGACGCCTTTGTTGACGCCTGCAATGCCAGGCTTCGTGGTTTCACCCATGCTCTGGTTAATCTCGGGAAGAGTAACCTGGAGGTATGTGCGGTAGGCAAGATCGCCGTTGCGGCTGATCGTGCATGTGACACGGCGACCGAAATCAGCCTGTCCGTTGAAAGTCTGCTCAACAGACTCTAAAGAGAAGTTGGTGTGCCTGCGGTAGGTCACTTTCCAGAAGGTAATCTGGGGATTACCCGTTAAATAGACGTCCTGTGCGCCATAAGCTACAAGTTGCATTAATCCACCACCCATTTTATAATATTGCTAAAGAAAAAAATATTTTGATAATTAATTTAATTAATTCAATTAAAATAATTTATAAAACCCACATTTTTAATTAATTAGTTTACTTAAATCTATATTTTCTTCGACAAAGGTTTTTAGATAATTTTCTAAATATATTTCTTTTTGATGGTTGTGTTTTTTATTAAAAATATATTTATTGTTGTTAAGTTTAACTTCCCAACCAGACTGAATAGCATTATAAATAAATTTCATTTTATGAAATTCTATGGCATCAATGTTAATATTATTCGGCAAATGAGTATGCACGTTTTCATTATTATCCATTTTACAGAAAAGAGAGAAAACATAAATAATTATTAAACTATATAATTATCTAAAGGAATGATGAAATATTAATTTAATTATTTAATTAATATGCCATCATTTAAACCAAAAAATAATAAAAAAATATGTGTATCACAAAAAAGCATAGTAACATTAGATGGAAAACATAATCAAATTATAAATACTATAGATAATGAAGTCTCGACAAATTTACCAAAATTAAAAAAAAGAAAGGATGACATTAAAGCTTTGTTGAAAAAAAATATTTCATTAGATGAAAAGTTAGAACTAAAGGATGAACTAAATAAAGTAAGAAAACAAATAAAAGAAATTAATGAGAAAAAAACCAACTATTTTTTAGATAACTCAAATCATATTTTTGACTATTTTGAAAATAAAAAAAAAATAGCAAATGGTAAATCAAAAACAACCTTGTTAGATAAGTATTTTAATGTAGATACCAAGCTAAATGAATTAGATAAAACAGAAATAACCACAGTCGAAAAATACTTAACTAATGTCGATGATAGTTTTATAAATGTACAAAATTATTTAGTGCAAACCGATATTTGTAAAAAATGTAATAATGGTGAATTAATTGCCATTGAACATGATGGTATTTTAGTATGCAATAATTGCTTTTGTAATATTCCTTATCTTGTTGAAAATGAAAAACCTTCTTATAAAGAACCACCTAAAGAAGTTTGTTTTTATGCATACAAAAGAATTAATCATTTTAGAGAAATACTTGCACAATTTCAAGCAAAAGAAACAACACAAATACCCGCGGAAGTCATTGAAAATATTAAATTACAAATAAAAAAAGAAAGAATGGATATCAGTCAAATGACAAATAAAAAAGCCAAAGATATTTTAAAAAAACTAGGATATAACAAATATTATGAACATATTCCTTTTATAAAAGATAAGTTAGGAATAAAACCACCCATAATGAGCCAAGAATTAGAAGAAACATTATGTAATTTATTTATGGATATACAAGCTCCTTATTCCAAATTTTGTCCCGATGATAGAGTTAATTTTTTGAATTATTATTATACAGTCTATAAACTTTGTGAACTATTAGGTCAACGACAATTCTTACCTTATTTTCCGATGCTAAAAGATTTATATAAAAGAATTGAACAAGATGAAATATGGAAAAAAATATGCAAAGAATTAAATTGGGAATTTATTCCCACCATTTAAAATATTTTGTAGTTAAATAAATTTTAATTAAAGTTTAATTAAAGTTTATTTAAAATTTATTTAAAATTTGTTAAATATTTTACCTCGGGAAACCAACAAGATTGGCACCAATACCGAGGCCTGCGCCAGCGCGTGCATTAACAGCAATGGTTGGCACGTAGGTGTCAAGAATACTGAAGGTTGCGGCCGCTGTCAATGAAATCAAGGCAACCTCATCCATATTAAGTGATCTTTTTGGTATAGCAAAAGCAGCTATAGCAACCATAAGACCCTCAACTAAATACTTTATTGCGCGTTTAATTAGCTCACCAATATCTAAACCCATACCTGACATTTATACTAATAATAAAGAAAAAAAATTTCATGATAATATTGTTTAAAAAAATATTTAAAATATTTTGTGTGTAAAATACTTAAACTGAAAATAAAAGAATATCTATATGGCAGATATTGAGAATGTATCTTCTTCTAAAAAATCTGGTATAGAATACAGAAAAAATTCGGATGGTTCCACAAATGCTAAATATATTGATATATTAGAAGAGGATCGTCCAATTGCAGCACAAAAATTTGTGTGTATGTCATTTGTATCACCAGAGAAGATTATCAAGCAACGCGAAACGTTTATGTTTAATGAATACATTAAACAATGGGAGATGAACAAATCACTCGAGAAATTTAATCATTTTATTAGTTTTATTTCCTATAAATATAGTTTGGATAATGCCAAGGTCATGAGTGATTTGGAAGATTTTTGTAAAACCGAGAAAGAAAATTTATTTTTAACTACCCTCGAGGATGAATATAAAACATTTTTAGATAATAATGAAGAGAAACTAAATGAAACTTTCCAAAAAACGCATTCGTTTAGAACAAATGTTCGCGGTGTAAAGGTACGTGGTTCTTTTCCTACGCAAGATGAGGCTGAAATGAGATGCAAAATGTTAAGAGAGGTTGACCCGAACCATGATGTTTTTGTTGGACCGGTAGGTATGTGGATGCCATTTGATCCCGAAGCTTATAAAACGGGAAAGGTTGAATACTTAGAAGATGAATTAAATCAGTTGATGCATGAAAAAGATAAGAATGAGAAAAAGGCTAAAAACGAGTTTGATAAACGTGTGAAAGAATCAAAGAAAAAAGCAATTGAGGACAATATTGCAAAGGCTAAAACTAGTGGTAATAAATTGACACAGATGCTAAATGATGAAGGTAATTTAGTTAGTTCAAAGGATGCTAATACTATCGATAATAAATTGGACGATGATGTCGCGGTCTCTGATATTCGCAAAGAACTTTTTGAGGGTGATAATATTATTACTCGTAAAAATAAGGCAAATGATCATGGATTAAGTAAATTATCCGCGGAATCACAGAATAACCTCATTGAAGGATTAACCGGTGGTAAGGTGAATAAAGTTATGAGTGATTCTAATGATGATGCTAATGATTCTAGTAATGTTGATAATATTACTATTAAAGCTATTACGGATAATGATAACGTAAAAGATTAGCATTAATCTAACGTAAGGTAATATGTTATATAAATTTCACTTAAAATTTATATAATTATATAGATAATGAAAAATAAAAAAGTCTGTGCATTTTCCGCATGCAAAAAAAAAATAGATATCGTTCAAAGTTTAACAAATAAATGTAAATGTGGTAATATTTTTTGTAATATGCATCGACTTCCGGAAAAACATAATTGTGATTATGATTATATTTCAAATTTTGATAAGAAAAAAGCAATAGATAAACTGAAATGTGTATATGAGCGTGAAAAAATTTAGTCCTGCACATCACATAAACCAGATAAATGCCATTTACCATTTACCATTTACTTTTTCTAACGTTTATTTTTGGTTGATTCTTTTTTCGGGTAGCTTCGGGGTTATATACCTCTTCCTCATCATCGGAACCAAGATCCTTGGATATTTCCCAAAATTCTTTTGAACCAAGCTTAAAATTGCCGCGTGGTTCAGCTTTGTACCAAAATACTTGGTCATGCAATTTATTTGTTTTGGAATTGTTATTAATAACCAAACACTCATAGTTTTCGGTGCACTGGTCTAATACTTGTGCAAATGATTCGTAGGTTGGAAACATACCAGCATAATTTTCATAGATACGTTTTCTATTGGCTATATATGGTTCGCGTAAGATAAAGGTATAATCAATATTTGTTCTAAGATTAGGAGGAATCCCAAGAGGATACTGCATTGTGATGATTAACATAATTTTCCAGTGCCTACCATTCATAAACAACAAGCGCATCATTTTATCCTTTGCCCAGGAAGCATCATACAAACAATCATCCAGAATAACAAATGTTCTTGGATCAATAGATGATTTATTATAGTGTTCTATTTCTTTTTTTACTTGCTTAAGCACAGTTTTCTGTCTTTTTAATATATTTTCTATAATTGCTGTATTATATTCATCGTGAATAAATAATTTAGGAACATGATTACCATAAAATCCATTACCTGCTTCGGTACCTGATATAACAGTACCTATTGGAATGTCTTGGTGGTAAAAAATTAAATCTCTAACCAAATAACTTTTTCCGGTATCTCTCCTACCAATGAGGACCACAACTGGACCCGAATTTTCTTCAGATTTAAAACGGATATTGTTCATATCAAACTTTTTAAGTTCCAGAGTCATTTATATCGTTTTTAGAAAATATAGGTTAAAATTTCACGAATTAAATATACAATTGAAATAATGGAGCTTCATTATAAAAAAAATGACAATGCAAAGTTATTTGCAGATTTAGAAAAACCAGAATTGTTAAATGTTGAAAATGTGCAAAATTTTATCCCCTTATATTTAAATTATTTTTCCCTAAATGAAACAAATTATAATAGTATTAATTTGAATCAAAAGTATACACTTCATTCAATTATAGAAAAAAAATCTGAAAATAAATTTACAGCAAATATCAAACATAATGAAAAGTTAGAAGAAAAGGATATTTTCTTTAAATTATCACCACTTTATGATCCAATCAAATATATGATTGGTAAATATAGTAATATTAGCGATTTTTTAACCTTACCGACATTAGCAAATAATAAAGATTATAATAAGTTAAATGATTATAACAATGCTTCATATGTCGATGGGTTTTTTACTTATTTAACAAGTCAAATTTTGAACAAACATAACTTTATACATGGTGTTGATTTTTATGGTTCTTTATTGGCTATTAAAAATAATTACAAGATAAATGTCGAGGATGATATAGAATATTTACAAGATTCTTCTTATTTTAAAAACAATAATAATGTTGAACAAGGTGGAATAACATTTTCAATAGATAATGAATATATCAGTAATCTTTTATTTTCGGGGTCAAGAGAAAGAAAAAATAAGTTAAAGGTTTCGGACGAAGAATTAGTTTTAAATTTGTCCGATATTTCAGACCTTAGTCAGTTTGATACAATATTCAAACCACCCAATGAATCGGGAGAAACATCCACCGAGGTTTTATTTGAAAGAAAAAAAAATACAAGCGGGTCAAATAAATCTGGTGCTTCAAATAAATCTGGTGCTTCAAATAAATCTGGTGCTTCAAATAAATCTGGTGCTTCAAATAAATCTGGTGCTTCAAATAGCAGTAGTGATACATGTTCTTCCCGATCATCAAATACCTCACGTGATTCCCAGGAGAGTGTACCAGATAGTAATAATACAGATAAAGATAATAGGAGTTCGCAAGGTTCTATCGCAGAATCTTGTTCTGAGGTGGATAGTTATTCAGAGTCAAGTGAATATTCTACCGCTTCTGAAGATGAAGTGATCATTAATATTTCTAAATTCCCCATACAAATAATTTGCTTAGAACAATGTGATAAAACACTGGATTCGTTGTTGTCTAAGAATACTTTATCAGATCGAGAGTGGGACTCCTTAACTATTCAGGTATTAATGATGCTTATTACTTATCAAAAAGCCTTTGATTTGACACACAACGATTTGCATACAAATAATATTATGTATAATGAAACCAACAAAAAATATTTAGAATATTGTTATAATGGTCAGTATTATAATATACCCACCTTTGGTAGAATTTATAAAATAATAGATTTTGGAAGAGCGATTTACACCTATAAAGGAAAGCAAATGTGTAGTGATAGTTTTCATCCTGCTGGTGATGCAGCTACTCAATACAATTTTAAACCATATTTTAACGAGAAAAAGAAAGAAATTTTACCAAATTTAAGCTTTGATCTATGTCGTCTAGGTTGTTCATTATTTGATTTTATAGTGGATGACTTAGAAGATAATGGTGAGATCAAAGACTTGAAAGAACTCGCAAACATAAAATCACCCATCAAAAAAATAATTCTAGATTGGTGCAACGATGATAAGGGACGAAATGTTATTTATAAAAAAAATGGCGAGGAAAGATACCCTGAGTTTAAGTTATATAAAATGATAGTACGAACTGTGCATAAACATATTCCCCGCGAGGTCATAAAGCATCCTTATTTTAATAAATATATTGTTAAAAAAGTAAAACGAATAAAAAGTGTAATAGATATTGATAACATTCCTTCTATGCAATAAAATTGAAATATAGTATTATATTATAAATATATTTCAATAATGTCTTCGGCCAGGATGTCTTCTACCAGGATGTCTTCCGAAAAGTCATCCGCACAATTAAAAATATATAATATACTAGATGACTATCTTAGTAAGGACATG